GTATTACCCCTCGCTTCGATAACATTTGAATAGTTTCCGTTACCCTCGATAAAACACTTAGTACCTACCGAAAGTGTGTGTACAGGTGCTACGTTCGCAGCCCCAATATTAGAGTTTGCGTATAATTTACCGTAGACGTGGACATTCATGGTTTCAGACGCTTTTTCTGTAACCTGTGTAGCTTCCATCGCACTACTGTCAGTGTACGCGATCATGAGTTCCGTAGCACTCGCATCGTAACACACAGCAACGTTAGAAGAACCATCGGGGCGGTTATAGATATGACCCAAATCAAAAGTCGCTAAATTGGTATTGTTCGTACCGATTTCGACGAGTCCATCCTTGATTGTCGTGTTGGTAACGTGAATGTTCGCGACCGTACCCACCGACGTTACGTTTCCGGATACGTAAAGGTTTCCGGTTATAGTTAAATCCCCACCGTCCCCACCAGTGGCTGAAAGTCCTGCTACAGACACTGGAACTTGTGTCCTAAAAAGTTGATGTGTACTCTGGTTATATGCGAGTAGAGTATTTGTCGTATCATTCGTACCCACACCCGCAAAATCTGTAGCTAACTCAAGGGGTGTGATATACACACCACTCGCACCAGTTGCATCTATTTTCTCTTCACTCGCGTTGAATACGATCGAGTTTTCCGCCTGATCTTCTCGGCAGTTTTTACCGAAACGAAGTTTCGTGGCACCACCGAGGGTACTCAAGTTCTTCGGCATTTAATATAGTAGTGCATTTTAATTTGCATACATGAGACCCGCCATGCCATTATTCACTCTGAGTATGTTATAATTTACGGCGTAAATCGGGTCGATGATGAGTTTGCTTTCACTATGAATCTTCACGGAATCTAAACGACTGAAATTTAACGATCCCGAAGGTTGAAGGGAACTCGTGTTCAGACAGAAACAGTGAATGAAGAAATCGGGGGACGTTACGAAATTTGTGTGATAATAAGTCATGATATCAACGAAATGTGGTTTCGCCCATTTAAATGCACTAATATCGGTACTATTTATACTCATTTTGATCTTGTTATCAATAGAAGTAAACGTACTTTCTGAATTTGTATTGGAACATGCGATATATTTCACGGGGTGATTAAACGTTAATTCTTGTGTGAGTTCACCTGATGGTACACTTTTCTGAACTTGTGTGATTAGAATATCGTGTTGTCGAGATGCCATCATACCCCGTTCTTCGTTATCCAAATAGTAATAATTTGCATACGCTTCTACGTTATAGTCACCCGCATCTGGACCCCAATAAATCCGTAGATCGACTGTATGATACTGTAAAGCCACGAGAGGGAGTGCAGATTGTGGACCTTCACAGAAGAAAAATCGAAGTGGGTAAAAATATGACCGGGCACTTGCACCTGGGTGTGTACCGTTTGAACTCTTGGATACGTTTTGGGCATACGTATCAATCGCAATTTTTTCAGTGAAATCGTGATCCTGAACATCAATAATATGCCCCCCGACAAGAAGTTCGACTTTATCAATTACCCTGCCCCAATCCTGAATATCAACGGCGTTGACATTGTTATCGATGGTAAAATATGTATACCCGAGTAAATCACCGTTTCGCTCTAACCTGATAGAGGACATGGAATTACCTTTCACAGCTCCCTGTATCGTCTGCTTCTCTAGAGACTGTGAAAAGTTGGAGTGTCTTTTGAATGTGGACGTGAAAAATGATATTTCAGGTTCACCTATAATATGTTCATCTTGAGCACCTACGGCTACGAGCTGTACGAGTCCTGACGACATACTTATTATATTAATGCTATTTTTAAATTGTATCTATGTAGCGCCCTGAAACGTTTACATCATATTTCTCTTTTTACAGATAAATTTAAACACCATAAACGCTTTCGTGGCATCTGCGACCTCTGTACCATCCTGTTTGTATAATTTTAGGTTCAATCGGTCGAGTTTACGGATAGGTGTGATATATTGCTGAACAATAGGATAGTCATTTTTGAAGGTCAGGTTTGTTGCGCCTACCGTGACGATCGAACCGAAAGATCCATTTATATGGTTATCATTGCCATCTAGATCCTGCTTCGCGCGTTGGAAAAACGTGTTTTTCAATTCTTCAATTGAAACGTGAATAATATTTGTACTCGCAGAAATACCAGTGAATCGGGCAGCCATTAATTGAACCTGTACAATATTTTCAAGGGTACTGGGTAAAAAAGCTGTAATCCCCTTTGTCATCTGAGCACTAGCCTGATCCGTGGTATCGACGATAACTGTGTGATATTCATGTTCGAAATCGGGAATAGTCACCTGAGGAGCTGTAACAAGTGCCATTTATAATAGACATAGAAATTATCCACTTAAAAATTTGTATAAGTTTAACTGGAGAGTTTATAGTAATTATTTATTATATCTAATCGACGATCTTGTAGTTCGAGTGATCGCGTACGAGTTTCTGTCCACCGCAAACACCACCTGTACTCGTGGAGTAGACGCTATCATTGAGACACTCAGGGCTACTCTTGAGACTTGATAAGGGCTGTTCACTCACGGGTTCGATGGTAATCATTCTGGGCTGGTACATACTCTTCTTACCTCCAGACAATTTCGATACGATCAGGATCAAGAGAAGTGTGATGGCGATCGCCTTTAGTGTCGATCGGTTCGTCTTGTTGAGTTTCATTTACTATGTACTGACATTTTTTTTATAAAGTGCGTTAAAGAGAATAGATTAGTTTCAATATAGAGAGTAATGGACGGTGAAATTATTCTGGATAGAGGGAATCAATCCGTTATGAAATTAGATGACAACGAACAAGCCATGATGGATGAGATACAATTAGATTTTGCCCACTCGCGTACACACGCCCCACCGACCGTACAAAGAATGGAGGGGCGTCAGTATGGGTCACAGTCGATGGAGGGGCAAGACGATGTGGATGCATTTGCCAATCCCGTGAAACAAAGTGCACCACCGCCACCCCAGGCAGAAGAACCTGTTGACCACGGCGAATACATGGACGATACACCATACAATAACGGGCCCGGTATGGATTATAGTCAGATGGAACCACAGGAAGATGTGCCGTCACCGGGTTACAAGACAATAGATGAAGAAAAGTCGGATCTAGTGAATAAACTTGGTCGCCTTGAAAAGCGTGGGTTTAACGTGAATAAGCGACTGAATGCCTATTCCCCTGTTGATGAATTACGAACAGAAGTGAAACGAATCACGTACAGTATCGATGTTGATAAGTCTATCAAGTTTTCGAGACGTATGCTCGTCGCGTGTGTTACGGGTCTCGAGTTTCTTAATAAACGGTATAACCCGTTTGAGATTCAACTCGAAGGCTGGTCTGAGAACGTGATGGAAACGCAGGATGATTATGATGAAGTGTTTGAGGAGTTATTCGTAAAGTATCGAACTAAAATGCACGTCGCACCAGAAGTGAAATTGATAATGATGCTCGGTGGAAGTGCGATGATGTTCCATTTGACAAATAGTATGTTCAAATCGGTGATGCCAAACGTGAATGATGTGATGAAACAGAACCCAGATTTGATGAATAACATGATGAGTGCGGTTCAGAGTACGATGGCAGGACAGTCTCAGTCGTCGTCTCAGTCTCCAGCAGCGGCTTCGGGTGATCGATACGAAATGAAGGGACCCGGTCTCGACATTTCAAGCCTGATGGGTGGTATCATGATGCCCCCGACACCCCCCATGAACACGACACCCATGCAGAGGTCGGTCGAATATACACCGGATGTCCCAGATGATGCTGATGACATCTCCGATATCGTTTCGGAAAATGGTGCCGTGGATGAAGGTGATGATGAAGTGAAGGAAGTTAAGGTTGCAGCAGGAAAGCCCAAGCGTGGACGTAAGAAGAAGGTTGAAATTAATTTATAAATATATATAAATGATAGGATACGCTCCTATCGATTTCGACGATCCACTCGAAATCCCCACAAATTCCCGGAAGCGGGAAGTTGTGGCTGAGAATTTCGAAAAAGTACCAAAGAAAAAGGTTGTAAAGCCTCAGCCCATAGTCGATGAAAACACGGAATGCAATTATCTTGTCATGTTTTTCATCGTTGGGGTTCTCGCACTCGCCGCGATGGACTCCGTTAAGAAGTAAGTATATAGTTTACCCGTTTTAGTTTTCCTAAAATGTGCAAAGTATTACGCCGACTCTAAAGCCACCACTCGTTCTAAGAGAGCCTGGTACGCCTGTTCAGATGCGGTCAAGCGTGTCTGTAAATTTTCTGTTTTCTGTTTTTCCTGTTCCAAGGCACTCGATAATTCCTTTACAGCCCCCGTAATTATAGGTATAAACCCCGTATAATTAATCGTTAAAGGTACTTGTGTTGGACCGCTATCATTGTGTATATAATCTTTGGTATCTGGACGATATGTATATTTTGTACGCATTTCTTCTGAAAACTTATTGTATTCGAGTTCAGTTTTAATTATTTCAATTTCTTCGGTTTCCTCACCTTTGACAAGTATATCGAGTCCAGGTATTTTGCGAACATCTTGTGCGATGAAACCGAATTCGTTATACCAACCATAATTACTTTTCTTACTTTCCCATTCGTCATCTGTAGGTATCCACGTACCTACAATGTCTTCGGGTTGGTTTAATTTTTCGTACTTTACGGGTGTGAGTTGATTAATGATATTTACACAATTTATAACTTCTTCCTCATTGTATTTTATTCGATCATCTGATGTATTGTAAGTGCTACCCGTAACAGTGATTCCATTGTTTGTTGTCTCTAATCTCGGGGCCCCATTGTAAAATAATCTCGCGTATGTATTTCTATAAAAAAAAATAACCCAATTGCCATCGAGTTCATTATAAATACCACACTGATGGTTGCCACCAGCCAGGGTCCCTGCGCTCAAGAATACGTGACGACCGTGTATGGAGTACCCGTCATAACCGCCGGCACTACTACCCGTTGTTTGTACTGTTCCGTAGTTACCTGTTACACTACCAAGCCCTGTCACACCACCACCCGACGGTGCACCCGGTCCGGAAATCGTCCCATTAACGTGTAAATTTCCTATTGCCAGTCCTGCGTAGTCTCCGGACATATTTCCTTGTCCGCTAGCTCCACCGTAT